TGCAGAATTTACATGGGGTAGTCAAAGTGAACCCTCAGGGCTTACAGGTGATGAATATTTCTCTTATCATATTTTTGAAGCTTCTGGTGTTGGAAGTATTCTTATAGGGAGGATTTAGTATGTTTGGAATGAATTTGGCTGTTGGTAAAGGTGAGTCATTAGGAAATGAACTTGTTGCAAATCCTGCATTTTCTGTAAATGTTAATGATGTAGGTACGTATAATACAAGCGTGTCACATGTTGATTCCTCTTGTAGGATAGAAATAACTGACACATATGTACCCGCGACTAGGCACTATTTGACATCCGATAAAATAGTAGGTAAAACCTATTTGCAAAAAGTTTCTATAAAAAGCCCGAAAGCTTTTGACTTGCAAACATACAATGGAGATGCATATGTTTTTATGTCTACAGTTATAGGAGACAATATTTATCATAACTATGAAGTAGCATTTGAGGTGGTAGACACACTTACTGAAGACCAAGCTTATTTTAGATTAGATGATCTACTGGTCGGGGACGTAGTCTACTTTGATAATGTCTCAATAAAACAAATACTTTAAAGGAATAAACCATGACACTATACAAACTTAACGAAGACAAAACAGTAACAGCACAAACAAACGCAACACTGCCAAAAGATGAGGGTGGAAGCTTTTACCCCGACAAAGTGGATGAAGCAACACGAAACGGGTATGGATATTACACTTTTGTAAAGCCACCTCAAACTGAAAACACAGACTACAACAAACTCACCTCAAGCCCCGTGGTACTGATAGACGGCATATACACAGTCACATATATTTATGACAATCTTGAGATAGAAGAGATACAGAAAAACACACAAAAGGAAGCCACAGCACTAATAGAAGACACTATAAAGGCAGAAATAAATAAGTATAATTTGGAAAATGGGCTAGCATTGGAAAGTGTTCACAATGCAGAGAGTTATTCCAGAGTAGAGGGTTATGCTCATCAGGAGTTTTGTTTGGCTGTGTGGGTATGGAGTGTAGAGTTGTGGGAGCACATGAGAGTATGGCAAAGCACTTTAACCCACATACCTGCGATGGAAGAGATACAGGGGAAAATAGAGGAGAAACCATTTCTGGGGTGAATGGAGGGGTCTGACTCCTCTGTTGGAAACGGAGACTTTAGTCCCGAACAGCGGAGGCGAAGCCTTCCGATTCCATTTCTTTTGGAAACGGAGACTTTAGTCCCGAACAGCGGGGGCAAAGCCTTCCGATTCCTTGTGTTGGTGAAACAAAACCGTGTTTCACTCACAAGCCCTAAAACACGGCATCACAGAGCCGTGAAACAGTGAAACGCGTGGAACGCATGTAGGGGGCTGACCTCAAATGATTTTGGAAACGGAGACTTTCACCCCAAGGGCATTTCCTACGGGCACTCCCGAACAGCGGAGGCGAAGCCTTCCGATTCCTTGTCATTTGCGGGTCTGACTCCCTATCTTTTCAGCTCTTTGGCTGTTTCTTTTACGATGTTCATCCCACTACTCCTCTTACTATGCCACCAAGAGCTAAGCCTACTAACTCACTAGCTTCTTCTCTCATGCCTTTTTTTACCGCAGAGCTTATCTCTTCGCCCAAACTGGCACCACCTCTCTGCACACTCTTTGGCGTTTGTTTTAGTATCTCTAGCCCTTTAGCTGTAAGTACCACACAAGTAAACAGATAGTCTATACCTACATCATCACTGGTGCTAAATGTTTTCTTGCTAGGTGCATACACGCTTACCATCCCGCTGTCTCTTAGCCAGTGCATCGTAGAACTACATATCTGGAGGTTTCTGTCACTAGTCTCAGGGTCAGTCTTTACGCTCTTGACTATCTCGTGTGTCTTGATGTCTTTACACACAGGAAAGTTCTCGTACAGTATCGTAAATATCTCTGCTGTGTAGGTATCAAAAAGTTCTATATTGATCATTATTCATATTCTCCTCTTTTAAATTTTCCAAGAACCCAAAGATATGTATGACACACCTGTAGGCTCTACAAAATATTCATCCTTCCACCTCTATGCTTACAAGAGAGACATCAAAATCTTTACTTAAGAACTCAAGCTTTTTGAGGTTCTTTATGTAGGCTACCAATGGTGGGCCAAAGTGTTTTTCACATACACCACAAGTCTCTGTGTTGTACTCTCCATGCAGTTGTATACTGGTCTCTGATTCACACTTGCTACATTTCACCGAAATATAGTTTGCCTTTTTAAATTCTATCTTGCATCTCTTCTCTATCATGTATGTCCTTTTTTTCATTTCAAGTCCTTTATTTTACCGTTAACTGTTTAAGTCTTGCAACCAACGTTAGCTGAGTAGGTTTGGCCATGCCAAACGTTTTACCAACCCTCCCCATTTGGATTTGACGTTTGGTAAGACCAAACCTACAGAATCTAAAATATCTCTTCTTTAGAAAGCAAAACCACACCAATTCCCCAATAATTTATTATAATTTTTTTCATCATACAACCTTTATATTGTTAAGCCCTACAGAAATCTTATCGAAGATCTCTTCACTCATATCATCCCCAAACTCACTCAATAACCGGTTCAGTCTGCCAGAGCGAACCAAGGCATCCAGTGCATCATCCAGGTAAGGATTGGCTTTAGTCCCTGGGTGATTGACCTTCTTAAATACTCCGTAAGGTGTTTTCAGTGCCTTCTTTTTCTTAGGCAGTATCACGTGAGGCTTAGTACCATAGTAGACATACACTGCGTAGTCTATCAGTGCAGAGTTTCCTACGCTGATTTCATTGGGCCTTGTTTGAAGAAATACGGTTATGTCGCCTCTAAGTCTTCCTGTAACTACAGGTGCCCCCTGCACTGCCTGACTTTGTAACATCAAAGCACCTTTCTGTAAAAACCTTGCTATGGCTTTATCATACTCAGACATCATACTTCGCTCCCTCATTGGCTATGACAAGCAAAGCATCAAAGAGCGTACCGTCAAACTCGTACAGTTTCTCTTCATGGTACTTCCATACTTCTATATGTGCTTCGAGTTCAAAGAGCGGATCATCTTTGAGCGTCTCTATTAAAAATTTTCCGCCACAGGGTTGCATGCCTATCTCCATAATGTCACCGTCTGTGTCTATCTTTGACCAGGCTATGTGATTGTATCGTTCCTGTGCATAGTCAAGCTCAGAAGCCTGTGTAGCTTCTGCATTTACCAGTGTTGCACTGCGACCTAAATGTAGTTTAAACTTCTTCATCTGTTTTACCTTTCTTCATGGAGTGTGTTGTTATGGTACTGATCTCTGCATTGTCTTTAAAATAGTCTTTTCGCGTACCGTCATACACCGTCCACAGTTCACCATTTTCAAAAACAAAAAACAGATTTTTATCTTTACTGTACCCCACGGTACGTTTTAACTCGTTTCGGTGCAGAGCCATTTTCTCCATACTGTTAAGCCCTGCGATGACCTGTTTTTGACTCACATCATGAGGATTCCCTTCATGAGAAAAAGTCTTATCTGTCACCACGACTTCATACCCAAAGTTTGGCTCAATATGAGAAAAGAGTACTTCTTTATTACCTTTATAAGTCTCCCCGGGCAACAAAGACCCGTTCACGTTCTTACCGTCAATCTCAACACTTTGTGGGAAATATGCTACCACAATAGTCCTGCACCTGAAATGATACGGTGGTAAAGCCACATCTTTTGCAAGTGTTCCAAATATGGGTTGAGACTGCCAGCGTGATGCGGTCTTCTTCTCGTCTATGCTTTGTGCTGAAGTGATGGCATCTGCCTGACCTACTACCTTTTTAACAGAAATGATCCTGCCGTGCAAACTTCTACAGATGAGAGAGGTTCTGTTGTCTATGACCGCCACCACCTTCACACTCTCCACCCCTGCCTTTTCAAACTGATATGCACGGGTCACAGACTGACTTTGACGAATGACATGGTCACTCACACCCTCAAAGTAACGTGCACTCTCATCTATCACACCCTCAAACCCCTCTCTGAGTGTTTCTCCCAGGTCTGCCATGTTGACTTCACCTTTCATGGCTTGACCTATAATGCTTTTGAGTTTGTCCTGTGTATTGACTGCACCGTCTTCTTTCATCCAGGTTAAGGCTCTGTACATGGAGTCAAGTACTTGCGTGTCTGTCTTGTCAAACGTGAATGTAGCACTTAGAGAGGAAGCCACAGCAACGGCTGACATTTCATAAATGTGTTCAAGTGCTGCCGTTTCTATGGTGTAGCCTAAACTGCTTATTTTACTTGAAACCAGATCCAGCAAAATGCTTTTGTCTACATCTTGCTCTAGTTTTTGCATAATAAAGACCAGAAGCTCCGACACAAAGGCATCGGTCTGAGCCTTGTTTTTGTTCTTCGCATCACGTAGATAAGTTTCTATAAGATCCTCTACCTCTTTGTTTGCATCACTCTTTGCTTTCAGTAAGCTCTTCATTAACGTATTCTTCATACTCGGCTATCTCCTCTTTTGTAAACAAATGAAACACTGGCACTTCCCTGGTGGGAATAGTGTATCCGCAGTTTGGGCAGTAACGGTAGCGAACCACAATGCCCCCTTTTTTCTCTGTGCGTGCCACTTTGGTATTTTTTGCACATCTTGGACAAATCATTCACAGCTCCTTAAGCGTGTTTTTGAGTGCCAGTATGCACTTGGTGGCATCTGCTTTGCTCAGTTTGTCCAGGTGCAGGTAAGTGTTCTTGGTTATTTTTGCTATAAACGCCCGTAAAGCCTTCTGACTTGTGTCTTTGGCATATCTGTCCCACAACTGATGTATGAGGGTTATTTGTGCCTCTGTGGCATCCTTTGAACGGTCTTTGATAATGGGTAGATCAGGCAAATCATAATTGAGCCACTTCTCCAGAACAAGCAGTTGTTCAATGTTCATGTCCTTGGAACTGCTCTCTCCAAAATGCTCTTGGAGTTTAGATCTGTAGTCTTCTTTGTTTTCTTTGTAGTACTCTTGGTACTTTTGTGACACATGCACTTGCTGAATGAGACTTTTTTTATAGGCTTTTTGCTTGACTGTCATGACTTTCCTTTTTCATAAAATGATACACGTGAAGGTTTCTGCTCTTCTCTTCTTTTTTCCAGTATTTATCTGTAAGTTCTACTACCAGTCTTCTTCCTGTACGGTTGTTTTTGTCAAACCCCATACCCTCTACAAGTTTTGCCATGCTCAGCCCTTCAGGTGCACTCTTTAAAACAAAGCATCCTGCTTCTACGGCTTTTGCATCTTCTTTTGTAATACCGCTTGCTACTGCATCATACTCTGTTAGTTCCAGAGTGCTTGTGTCTACAGACCATCTGCAGTCTGCCACAAGTCCCCGTGCATGAGTGACCTTTAACTGGTAGTTGATAATATTGTTCATTTTCCCCGTCTGCTTCATCTCGTACACATTGTCCGGAGTGTTGGTAAACACATGATCTCCTGAAACCTGCTTCTTGTTTTTGGTCGTATGATGCAAAATGATCACAGTCCCTCCGGCATCACGTAAACGCGTACAATATTTCATAAATGTTTTTGCCTGAGAAGGGTTTCCTGTATCTACAAAGTCTTTGGTCGTGTCAAGAAAGAACAACACCCCAAGGTAAGCATCACGTGTAGCACTCGAAGCTATGGCTTCGAGTTGCTCCAGAGGTTCACGCCCTATGGTTCCCCTGGTATGGTAGTGCATCTTTTTATCCTGAAGCAAAGAACCGTGAACATTT